GGCGGTGGGTATTCAATTGCTGGCGGCGGTGGTGCAGGAGGATTGTTGGTAACAACCACATCTTTATCTTCTGGTACTGCTTACACAATTACCGTAGGTGCTGGCGGCGCTGGCGCAACTAGCGGTTCTATTGTTGGTAGTTCAGGTACAAATTCTGTAATTCCTGCAATTGCAACTGCTGTAGGTGGTGGTGGCGGCGGCGGCAATGGTGCTGCTGCAACAAGCGGAGGTTCTGGCGGCGGTGGCGATTACATTGCGCCCTATCAAACAGGCGCTGCGGGTACGAGTGGGCAAGGTTTTGCTGGCGGTAATGGACAAAATGCTACTGTTGCATCTGGTGGCGGTGGTGGCGGGGCAAGTGCTGTGGGTGCAGTAGGCACGTCAAGTTCTGGCGGTAATGGCGGTGCAGGTTCATCAAGTTCAATTAGTGGTTCAGCGCTTAACTATGGTGGTGGTGGTGGCGGTGGTGGTTATTCAACTTCTGCGGCTGGTTTGGGCGGCGCTGGGGGTGGCGGTGCAGGCGGTTTAGGTGCTGCTGGATCAAGCGCAACTGCAAACACCGGAGGCGCTGGCGGCGGTGGCGGATATTTATCTAACGGCGGAAATGGCGGCTCAGGCATCGTAATCATCAGCTACTTAGGCTCACAACGTGGCACAGGCGGTACGGTGACTACCTCAGGTGGTTACACAATCCATACCTTCACAAGTAGTTCGACATACAACGCTTAATAACTTGTCTTGCAGCGGTGCTACTTTTACCAGTAGTGCTGCTGTGTAGTTTGTGGTTAATACCGTGGGCAATCTACGCAATCTTTAAGGACGTTCGATGGACTGGCAAATAATCATTAATATCGGTGCAGGTGGACTGCTGACAGTCGGCGGTTGGTTTGCCCGTCAGCTATGGGATTCTGTCAAAGAGCTCAAGAAAGAGATTGCTGATCTGCGCCTGCACGTAAGCGAATCCTACGTTAAAAAGTCAGAAGTTGACACCCTGCGTAGTGAGATGGATAAACGCTTCGACCGCCTTGAGCAGATGATTGCTCGACTCTACGACAAGATTGATGCAAAGGCAGATAAATAATGTTCCCAATCATGGATATTCTTGGTATTGGCATGAAGGTCTTGGATAAGTTTTTTCCTGACCCTGAGCAGAAAGCCAAGGCACAACTTGAACTCATGCAGATGCAGCAGAATGGCGAGCTTGCAAAAATGCAGGCTGATATGCAAGAGCAAGGCGAGCTTACCAAACGCCAAGAAAACGACATGCGGTCTGACTCTTGGCTTTCCAAAAACATTCGCCCCATGACCCTTATAGCGATCCTGACAGGCTACTTTGTGTTTGCCATGCTGTCAGCGTTTGATATTGAGACCAACAGCAAGTATGTTGAGCTGCTTGGTCAATGGGGCATGTTGATTATGAGCTTCTACTTCGGTGGCAGAACGCTTGAGAAGATCATCGACATGAAAAGCAAAACACCTGATAAGAGCGACAAATGACTGTAGCTGACCGCATAACTATTATTTGCTGTGTATCACTTGCTGTTGTATTGCTTTCAACGGTGGTTGTGGTCTTGATTGGATTGTTCGACCCTTTGGTTGATAACGCTGAGATTTTTAAATTGATTAACCCAGCCTTTAACATGATTGTTGGGGCATTTGTTGGCACTATAGCCGGTATAAAAATAGGGAAAGACGATGCAAAGTAATTGGCGACTAGCGTTTGAACAGATGCTCAAATCGGAAGGCGGTTTCACAGACGACGAGCGTGATAACGGCAACAAGTTGCCAGACGGGCGCAAAGGCTCGACCATGCTTGGCGTTACTCAGTTTAACTGGGAGCAACACGTTGGGCATCAGGTCACACACGACGATATGCGTAAGCTCACCCCTGCGGATGTTGAACCCTTGTACAAAAAGAAGTACTGGGATGTTGTGCGGGCGGACGAGCTGCCTTCTGGGATTGACTATTTGGTCTTTGACATGGGCGTGAACGCCGGTCCGGGGCGTTCTATTAAGCTGCTACAGACTGCTGTAGGTGTACCCGCTGACGGTGGGTTTGGACCGATGACAATGGCTGCTGTGCAGGCTGCTGACCCTGTTAAGTTAATTGAAGACTTTAGCCAAGCCAAAGAAACTTTTTACCGCAGTCTTGATACCTTCACCACATACGGTACAGGCTGGCTTAATCGTGTTGCAGACGTTAAACTGAAAGCATCTTCAATGGTGGCGTAATGAAAAAAACCTTTACTTTAGCCAGCGCAGTCATTTTGTTCTGGGTATCTGCCTTAGTTTCTACAATCCAAGCCCAGACTTTAGCTATTTGCACGGGTGAGTACGCCCTATGTGCAGCCTCAAGCACCTCGCTTACTGGCAATCTCATCAAAGTAAACGGCAAGGCATTTAAAGAAGGCATGGCTGTCTGCCCTATTCTTAACGGTGCTGCAATTGCCAACATGGACTTGATGAGCGGTTCTTGCGATGCTCCAAAGGGCAAGGTTTGGTCATTGTTTGGTGTTCCTCCTGTCACTAGCTACCCACAAGCGCCTAGTTGGGCTGTAGCCCCCGCTGCGTTTAGATCATATACTGTGGGTACAACTCCCGAATCAGGAATGAGTAACATGTGGTCATTCATTTGTGAGCGTCAAGCCAAGCCAGTAAACGGCGCAATGCTTGCTTCTTGCTATGGTCCTGTGATGGAAAGTCCTTGGACTGGGAACCACGTTGTAGCGGGCGAAACAGCGTTTACACAAGCTCCCACAGGCGCAACATACCCTGTTGGTGGTAATTTACCGTAAGGTTTAGATATGGCGTTAACGAAACTTGTACTTAAACCCGGCGTTAATCGCGAAAACACTCGCTATACAAGCGAGACGGGTTGGTACGTGTGCGACAAGATTCGTTTTCGGCAAGGCACACCTGAGTCTATTGGCGGCTGGGTTAGGATTTCGGCATCGACTTTTCAAGGCGTTTGCCGTTCTTTATGGAATTGGATCACACTCGGTGGTGCAAACCTAATGGCGGTTGGCACAAATCTAAAGTATTACATTGAAAATGGTGGGTTGTACTATGACATTACGCCTATCCGCAAGACTACGACTGGCACGGCAAAGTTTGCGGCAATAAACGGATCAGCGGTTTTGACCGTTACTGATGCTACACATGGATGTCTTGTGGGCGACTTTGTAACGTACACCCTTGCTGTGTCTTTGGGCGGTGCAATTACTGCCACGGTGTTAAATAAAGAATATCAAATTGTTTCTGTACCCACAGCTAATACTTACACCATCAACGTCACAACCCTAGCCAATCCAAGCGATACGGGCAATGGGGGCGGTGCAACAGTAGCAGCGTATCAAATCAATGTGGGTCCTGAGTATCAAATCCCGCTTGTTGGCTGGGGTGCTGGATTTTGGGGCGCTGGCACATGGGGTGTAGGCGGAAGCTCTGGCGTATCATTGCGCCTTTGGTCAGAAAACAATTTTGGCGAGGATTTAATTTTTGGTCCACGCGGTGGTGCAATGTATTACTGGGTAGCTTCTACGGGCTTAACAGTTCGTGGTGTAGCGTTAACTTCCAGAGGGGGCGCATCTAATGTGCCAACTATTCAAAACTACATTCTTGTCTCGGATGTATCGCGGTTTGTGTTTGCCTTTGGCTGCAACGAACTAGGAAGCGCCATACAAGACCCGCTATTGGTTCGGTGGTCAGACCAAGAATCAGCAGTGGATTGGACGCCCGCCCCCACAAATCAGGCAGGTAGCCTGCGGTTTTCGCATGGTTCGTCTATTCAAACTGCCCTGCAAGTGCGCCAAGAGGTTCTGGTCTTTACCGATACGGCGTTGTATTCAATGCAGTATGTGGGTGCGCCGATTGTGTGGGGCGCAACTCTGCTTGGTGACAACGTATCGTGTATTGGACCCAATGCAGTGTCCTTGGCGTCTGGCGTCACATATTGGATGGGCGTAGACAAGTTCTACAAGTACGATGGTACGGTGCAAACTTTACCCTGCGATTTGCGCCAATATGTGTTTAGTGACATTAACTTACTGCAAGCTGCTCAAACATTTTCAAGCACCAACGAGGCTTTTAATGAAGTCTGGTGGTTCTACTGTTCTGAAAACTCAATAACTGTAGACAAGTATGTGGTCTACAACTATATCGAAAACGTCTGGTACTACGGCACAATGGCACGCACAGCGTGGATTGACAGTGGCACACGACCACAGCCGGTCGCTGCAACGTATAGCTACAACCTTGTCAATCATGAAACTGGCGTAGATAACGGCGAAACTGCTACGCTCACGGCTATCAATTCTTACATTGAATCAGCCGAATGGGACCCACAAGACGGACAGAAATTCTCGTTTATCTACCGCATGTTGCCAGATATTACGTTTAGAGCTTCTGACACGGGAGATAGCCCGCAAGTTACGATGACTATTACGCCCATGAAAAACTCAGGCTCAGGGTATACAACACCACAGTCTGTAGGGGGTAGTAGTAACGCAACCGTTGTACGCACCGCCATTGTGCCGATTGAAGAGTTTACGGGGCAAGTATTTATTCGTGTACGCGGCAGGCAGTTTATCTTTAAGGTCGAGGCTAATCAACTAGGAACAGGTTGGCAATTAGGTAGCCCGCGTGTTGATTTGCGCCCAGATGGGTTGAGATAATATGGGACTTCTAGCTAACCGTGCGCCACCGAATCCGCCGCTGCCTCCTGCGGAGTACAACAAAGCGTACTTTGACCGCTTGGTCAACATCTTGAACTTGTTCTTTCAACAGATTAACGCCGTGCAAGCAATTAGTATTGCCCAGCTAAACATCAATATAGACACGTTGCCTACCGATGCCAATTTAGCTAACTTGCGCTCAGGCGATGTGTACAGAGACACCACAGCGGGTAACGTCTTAAAGGTAAAAGTATGAAATACCGTTTAGATTTGCTACCGCTCAGAGCTTTTCAAAAACGTGGTACGCCTATCGGCGGTCGCAGTCTTCGGCTGTGGGGCTACACAGATGACGGTACTTGGATTGCTACTGGGGATGAAACTTTTGACCCCGCTGCCTTTGCGCCATCTGAACCTACTCCCCAATCCGCGCCTGCTAACGACGTTGCAGCCGCTTTTAATGACCCCGGTTACTCTGGCGCACCTCTTACGCCTGCTCCTGCAAATCAATGGCAACAGACAGTAAACGACATCTACCAGCAAGAGTTTGGTCGCCAAGCCGATGCTAGCGGTATGGATACGTTTACCAATTTGCTTACCCAAGGCTGGACAGGTGAACAAGTTAGAGATGCGCTTAGAACTAGCGGTGAAGGTCAGTCTTATGGGTTATCTCCTGCCGCAAATCCAAATGTAGCCAATGCTGGGGATATTTATAACCTTTATGTGAACAACCTTGGTCGTGAGCCAGATGCAGGCGGTCTTGCAAATTGGGTTGGGCAAGATTATCAAACTGTTGTGCAAGGCATTGTAAATTCTAATGAGTTTCAAAATTTACATAAAAATTCCGTTTGGTCGCAACCGGGTTACTTAGATCAACCAATTTCGCCAATATCTAGCAATATTACATCTGGCTGGGAATGGCAACCACCATCATTTTTAGATAATGGTATTTCGCAACCATATTGGCAAAACGTTAACACTGGCGAGCGGCGTGAGCTTGAATCTCCCATTAATATTCAAGCGGTTAGAGATGATGGCGGTAATATTAGTTACATCAACGCTGATACTGGCGAAAAAATAGACCCTAAGAAATTTGATAAAAATATCACTGGGTACGACAAGCAAATTGAAGCTTTGTTTAAAGCTGATCTTGGTCGTGCGCCAGATGTTAGTGAGATTGTGGCTTACAACAAGATGCTGCAAAGTGGCGACGTTAGTTTTGATGACGTTATCAAAGGCGTTGCAACGTCACAAGAATCCATACAAAAGAACATGCCGTTCCTTGACCCAAATGCTGATGTGAACACTAAGTTTGAGCAAGGTGTGCGCGGGTTCGATGCAAAAGGATTGACCCGTGGCGGCGCACTTGAAGGCTTGCCAACTCAATACTTTGATCCAAAGACCAATAAATTAGTAGCTTGGTTTGGCACAACTGGAAGCACTAATACCGATGACTATACTTGGCACACTGTTAACGAATTAAAAGCAGACCCTAATGCTGCTGTTTATGTTGGGCGTGAGTCTCAACGTGATGTAGGCGCTGAATGGCGCAGTTTAGCTAAGGGCGCGGGAATGGTAATTGCCTCTGTAGTTGCGCCTGAACTTATAGCGGAATTGGGACCCGCAATGGCAGCGGCAGAAGTATCCGCAGCGGCAGCAGAAGCAGGGTTGTCTGCCGAACAATTTGCAGCATTAGCCGCAGAGTATGGCGGCACGTCTGGAGTTGGTGCTGGAGTTGGTGCGGGAGTTGGCACTTTATCTGATATAGGTGCTGCCGATCTAATGGGAGGCACGCTGTCTGAAACCGGCGCTGCCTCAACTATGGGTGGCACTGTTGCAGACTCCGGACTTAATTGGAGCGCCATAGGAACAGAGGCGGCTAAACAAGGTGGCTTAAATGCGGGAATCACAGCGCTTAAAGGCGGCAGTCCTTCTGATATTCTTAAAGCCGGACTTATTGGCGGCATAAGCGGTGGTGCGGGCAGCGCAATCGGTGGGTTAGGCTTAGGCAGTTTAGAAACAACGCTTGCCAAGGGCGGATTACAAGCTGCTATTACAGCCGCCACTGGAGGAAATGTAGGCAATTCGCTGATTTCTAGCGCAATTGGTGCTGTATTGCCCGTAGCATTAGATAAGATTATTCCTGAAGGCACGTTTGATAGCCTACCTTCAATTGTTAAAAACACAATTTCAAACGCAACCGCTAATGCTGTAACCGCCGCTGCAACGGGTGGGAATATATCGGATGCAGCACTTAACGGCATTATTAGAACAGCAAGCGGCGCTGCAATGGATTACGCAACAGATGCCGCTGGTTTTAAAGGATTAACGCTTGAACAATCTGTGGATAAAATTGGGCGCTATTTTGACAGGTCTGGCGCAAACGATAACCCAGAGCAACAATGGGTTCCTGCTAAACCCACGGCAATTGCAGAAACCGCGCAACCCACTCAAACACAAGTTGCAGAAACTACGCAACCTACCCAAATTGCAAGTGCTACCCCTGTTGATACAACAGACCCCGATGCCATATTTAATCGTTTAGTAGCCTTGCAAAGCGAAACCTCGCCGACACAAATACCCGGCAGCGCAACTGCGGCAGCAACAACAAGTGATGTGAATCCACAGGTTGTCAAGTCAGATCAATCTGTTCTTGATTATCTCGATCAATATTTACCCCAAACACAGGGTACTTATGATGCATTTGGTAATTACTATGCACCCTCAGTGCCGGATGCAAATGGGTATGTGCCAACCACGCAAGGTGTACCACAAAGCGTAATTGACCAAGCTATTCAAAATCAACGCCAAAGCCTTGCCTCCACGCTTGGGCAAGCTGCGGTTTCTGTTTTTGACAATACGGCTGGCGCAATTGCCCCGTACATCACACAAATGGCAACTTACTTTGGGTTGCGAAGCGTTGATGAAGTAAATAATCTTGTGGCAAAAGTCATGGGTTCCGAGTACCAAACCCAGCCAGACAAGATGCTGGACATGTCAAGAAAAGCGGCAGACTTGTTTTCTCAGCCACTTGGAAGAATGCTAGGTGTAACCACAACTTCTGGTTATGAAAACGAACCGCTGGGCGCAACACTGCACTGGATAGCCGAACACGCGGAAGATGTGGCAAAAAATGTTTCCAGCGCTACTGGCGGCGTTGTGCCTAAAGGCGATGTTTTATTTATGCTTAACCTTCTTGCGCCAGAGGTTGTTCGCGGCGCAATTAAAAGCGGGTCAATCCTAGCGAGTGACGTAGCAAGAGTTGTAGAAAACCCAACTGAATTTTCTAAAACTATTGCAGACACGCTTGCTCCGGGCGGATCACCTACGCCTGTCCTCACATTCTTAAAGGGCGGCGCATACGAAAAAACAACGCCGGGCGCTGCATTTATAGGCGAAGGCAATGCTGCATTGAAGCCAGCAGAATCTGCACCGCTTGCGTCTTCTAAATTGCAACAATTTGATGTAGGCAATTTGGCAAAAAATGATCCTGTGTTTACCGTTGCAGAAACATATAAAGTTGAGCCGCGTGTAGCTGCAAACATGGTGGATAACTCGTCAAGGCTTGGTGTCACGGTTGGCGAAGCTACAGCTTTAGAGCTTATTGATTCGCAAGGAAACGTAACCGCTAGAGGCAATACTCTATTAAACCCTGCCCCAGAACTGGGTCAAGCTAAACCTAAAGTTGAGCCGCCACCGCCTGAGCCAGCACCTACTCCTGCGCCCAAAATTGAACCAATTAAGAATCCAGAAAAACCCGCTAACGATCCACTCGGACCGAATGTGCCGTTACCTGAGAACGATCCCTTATTTGAGCCGCCCAAACCCGCTACTCCAGAAAAAGAGCCTGCCAAGCCCGCTGCGCCCGTAATTATTCCTCCACCTGCGCCGGTAGAACCTGCTCCTGTTGAGCCATCTAAGCAACCCGAAAAAACTCCGGGGGAAGCTCCTGCTAAAGAACCCGCTAAAGAACCTGCTAAAGAGCCAGAAAAAGCACCGTCTGAAAATCCTGAGCAAGCTCCAGAAAAAGCACCCGCACAACAGCCGCAAGTTGAGCCGCAGCCCGAACCTAAGCCACAGCCTGAGCCTAAGCCAGAACCCAAACCAGAACCACAGCCAGAGCCAAAGCCAGAAATTAAGCCAGAAGTTAAACCAGAAGTTAAACCAGAAGTTAAACCAGAAGTTAAACCAGAAATAAAACCTGAGATAAAGCCAGAAATAAAACCAGAAATTAAACCTGAGATAAAGCCAGAAATAAAACCAGAAATTAAACCTGAGATAAAGCCAGAAATTAAGCCAGAAATTAAACCAGAAATAAAACCTGAGATAAAGCCTGAAATAAAACCTGAAATCAAGCCTGAAATAAAACCTGAAATAAAACCTGAAATCAAGCCTGAAATAAAACCTGAAATAAAACCTGAAATCAAGCCAGAGATAAAGCCAGAGATAAAGCCACCGCCGCCGGGTGGAACTGAACCCGATCCTGTTACGGGTGAGATTGTGGACATTACTCCGATTGTGGGCGATCCAGAAACATCAAAAAATAAAGCTAAAGCTAAGGCTCAGAAGAACCTTAAATTTAATAAAATGCTAACCCTAGCATTACAATCTATGCAGCCTGTGTCAGCAAAAACACCGCCGGGCGCACAAATTGATTACCTATACGACATTGGCGGCGAAAGCATTTTTGCACCAATGAAACAAGAAAGTAAGTATTTACCACGCGAAGGTTATTACGATCCGCAAATTGAGCGAGGCATGGCACAAGGCGGTATGGTTGCGTTTGATGAGGGTGGTGACGTAACCGAAGAAGCGCGTGCTTTGATGCACAATCCTAAATTGTCGCAGCGCGGCAAAGACAGAATGGAGCGCGAGTACCCCGAAGACCCGTCAATGGCTGGCGAGATTGCAGCAGGGTTTCATCCTATTATTGGACCCGCGCTATCGGTCAAAGATTTTAAAGAAGCCGCAGGTGAGGACGATTACCTTGGCATGGGGTTAGCTGCCCTTGGTATGATTCCAATTGCTGGCGGGGCTATTAGAGGTTATAACCGTTTAGTTAAACCCGCTTTGCAAAAACGCGCTTTTGCATCGCGTGATCGTGAAATGGAAAAAGAACTAATTGAAAACTATGGCAAAATTCCCAAAGGACAGCCAATTCCTGAAGGATATATTGGTGGTCCGCCTCCACCCGCTCCAGCATTTCCTAGCGCAGCATCGCAAGCTGGGTACTACGCGCAGCCAAAATTCCAAACAGACTATGGGCGTGAGTTTACGCATGATTTAATACACTCATCACCCAACCCAAACATTACGTCTTTTAATCCGGCATTAGCTGATGCAAGTGAATACAGCACCCGACGAATTACACTCAACCCAAGCAGTCATGGTGGCGGGGATATGCCCAATCCATTATTGGCAGGCGTTCATCCAGCGGATGATATCACTACATTTTTATCCAATAACCTAGCCTATAGCTCGCAATATATGCCTAGGGACTATGTTAGCCCTGTAGGATTGAAAGACGGAAAGTTTTTTAAAAAACATGAAGTCCCGCATATAACTGGAATGCCGCGATCAAAGGTAGTGTACGACCCCGGATCAACAATGTATCCAGTGAGCGCAAGGCTTGGTAAAGTATTTGACCCCACCGCTCCGGGTGCAGACAAGATTGCAGAAGAATTCTTAGGCACACTCAAAATGCCAAAAGGTATGGATGAAAAAGATTTTGGCACATACATAAATTTTGCTAGGCATTCGTTGCTTAGTGGCGACGCAAAAGCCGTAGAAAGCCCGCAATTTAGAAGTTATTTAAAAGACAACGGTTTTGATAGCTTTGCTTTTTTAAAAGGCAGTGGTGAAAACCAAGTTAAAAATTATGGCATCTTTGATCCTAAAAACATTCGCGGCAAATATGCAGAGTTCAACCCTGCTGCCGCCCATGAGTCAGACATTATGAAAGCCAATGGTGGCTACGTTAATGACGCCAATTCTATTGATGATTTATACGATTTGTTAAGGAGTAAATGATGAGTGATCCACTTATAGACGCGGGGTTATCTGACCCAAATTCAACTTATAACGACCCCACGGCTACTTACAATGCGGTTAACACGGGGACTGCCGATACTGGAAGCTCATCGGGTTTTGATTTAAGTAAGGTGGATTGGAGTGGGATGTTATCAAAATATGGCCCCGCTGCGGTGGGTTCGCTCTTAGGTGCGTCTGGAATTCTCAATAGCACGCCGCAAAAGTCTGGATTTCAAGGCAAAATCCCACAACTTGCTGCTGTGCGTCAACAGCTACCTATTGATTATAACGCGCCTCGTCGCCCCGGCAGTATGGGTCGCCGCTACTTTACGGACATGGCTTACGTGCCTAAGTCTGGCATTGCTGCGGTTGCGCCGGATCCTGTTGCACCTGCTGTAGCCGCCCCTGTAAACCCAACACCCACTACACCCGCAACGCCTGATATAGGTGGGGCGCATGGTGGCATGATTGGTTATGCACAAGGCGGACTTGCAAATCTTGGTTACTATTTAGGCGGTCAAACCGATGGAATGGCTGATAAAATACCTGCACAAATTGACGAAAAACAACAAGCTAAATTAAGTCACGGGGAGTTCATTTTTCCGGCAGACGTCGTTAGCGCATTAGGCAGTGGCAATTCAAGCGCAGGGGCTAAGGTTTTATACGACATGATGGACAGAATCCGTAAGCATGCACACGGTACAACCAAGCAGATTAAACCTGCAAATTTAAAGAAAACGCTACCCGCGTGAGGTGAATTATGGCAACTTCTACCACTACACCAATTACCGCCGTTCCTGATCCGCTAGCAGGCACGCAGACTTCGACAGAATCTTCGCTCTCTAATTGGGCGGGTCCTTACGTCACGGACATGCTTGGCAAAGGTCAAGCATTAAGTGAAACGCCGTATCAGGCGTACATGGGACCATTGACTGCGGGCGCATCTAGCCTACAGAACCAAGCGTTTCAGGGTATAGCAGGGCTTGCAATGCCCTCAACAATGGGCGGCTATACGCCACAATCGTTTACAAGCGAAGGTACGGCGCAGAAGTACATGAACCCGTATTTGCAAGCGTCTCTTGATCCACAGCTTGCAGAGATTCGTAGGCAATCGGATATTAACCGATTAGGTTATACGGGTAAGCTCACTCAGGCGGGTGCGTATGGCGGCAGTCGACAAGCCATTATGGATTCGGAGAATAACCGCAACCTTGCCACGCAACTAGCCTCAACCACAGGTCAGGGCTACAACACCGCGTTTAACAATGCACAAAACCAGTTTAACGCTGAACAAAACTTTGGGCTACAAGCACAAAACGCCAATAACGCTTATGGACTATCTGCGCTTGGTAAGCAAGCTGACCTCGGCGCAACACAGCGCGGCATTGAAAGCGAAGGCATTGCAGCAGACATGGCACAATTCAATCAAGAGCGCGACTTCCCGTACAAGCAAGTTCAATATCAGCAATCGTTATTGCAAGGGATGCCGTTAGCTACGCAGTCATATAACTACGCTCAACCTAGTACATTAGCTAATATTACTGGCGCGGCAGGCGGTATTACTAACCTGTACAACTCATTGTTTGCCCCCGCTGCAACGCCTGCTAAACCATAAGGAAACATTATGTTCGGTATTGACCAACAAGTTCAGCAAACGGCAGATGCGTACCGTGGCAAGCCTCAGATGCTTCAGCAAAAATACGCGCAAAATCAACAGCTTATTGACTTGTTGGCATTGCAAAAGCTTAAGTCTGACAAAGAAGAAGCTGCGCGTAAATTAGCATTAGATTCTGGCGCTCAAGGCAAATCTACAATTCTAGATCAGCGCGAGTCTGAAGCTTTAGATACAGCTAAAAAAGAAGTGATGGACGAGCAGGCTGGCATCATGCAGAACAAAATGCAGCAAATGCAAGACGCGCAAAAGAAAGTCTTGCAAGCTGCTGGTGCGCCACAAATGCCCAGTGCGCCACAACCAACTCCAGCACCGGGTTTAGCGGGGCTAGCTGCGCCGAATATTCAAGGCATGGCAGGTGGTGGCATTGTTGCGTTTGACCAAGGTGGGAGTACAGGCGAAGAAGAAGCTCGCCGTGCTATGGTAGAGCGTCCACGCGAAGAGCCTCGCCAAGTAGCACCGCAAGCAGCACCACAAGGCAATATGCAGACTGGTCTTGCAAGATTGCTGGGTATTGACCCAGAAGCTATTTATCAAAGTCGTCGTTCAGAAGCCGCTAGAGATGCTAATTTAAGCGCACAAGAAGCGGCAAGCAAACGCGCCCTAAATGCAGAGCGTGAAGCATTTGAAATGCGTAATAAGTTAGGCGAAGCTTTAACAGCAGGTTCTGGGTATGTTAGCGGGGCTGCTGGTTTAGCAAATATTGGTCGAACCGCTGTCAATATTGATAGAAATGCCATGCAACGTAGGCATGCTTTAGAAAATGAAATTATTGATATGGGTCCTGCGTCACGTATGGCAGGCACTAAAGCCGGTGAAGCAGGCTATCAGCATGGCATGACGGGGTTGACTTCCGGCGTTAAAGCCGGTGTAGATTTGGCACAGACGGGTGAGCAAGGCGCACTGCGTGCGCAGATGGCAAAAGACGCTTTAGCAGGTAGAGCCGACAAACTCCGTGCAGATGTTCTTTTGCGGGTTGAGGGGTTGGTAACAAATGATCCGCAGTATAAAAACATAGTAAAAGCAACGGAGATGGCTGAAAACGTGGCTAATATGGCCCCTACCACGCAGAATATTGCACGCCGTGATACCTTGCGAAGAGACCAGTCAACGTTCTACAATCAAATGTTCCGTGATAAATTACAACATCACCTGTCAGATGCAGGAAACGCTGGAACCCCACCGCCCATTGCGGGACCCGCGCCTATAGATTGGAACAGCCTGCCCCCACGACGACCATAAGGATTTCCAATGGATGTGCGAATGCCAGATGGCACGGTGATTTCTGGGGTTCCAGATACTGCCACTAAAGAAGACGTAGCAGCGCGATATAGCGCATATCAAGCATCCTTACAACCCGCGAAAGAAGCTACCGCATTAGGCGAAGCTGCAAAAAGCGTAGAACAGATGGGGTCTGCGTACCAGACTGCGCTTGGTACGCTTACAAGCGACCCTGTAGCCGCTGTGCGCGAGGGTATGGCGCGTAAAGAAGACCTAGAGCGCAAGTATGGGACGACTCGTGGGTTAAATGAAGCCGTAGCTGCTTACGATACCGCAGGTGGTGGGGTGAGTGGTGCGTTGTCTGCAACGGGCGAAACATTGTCGCAAGTACCCCAAGCAGTAGCGGGTCAAGCTGCCAATTTGGGTGCAATGTACGCAGGGTCTAAAGCGGGGGCAATGATCGGTGCAACTGCGGGCACTGCGATTCCTGTTCCAATTATTGGCACAATCGGCGGTGGGGCGCTTGGGGGTTTCGCCGGTGCAGTTCTGTCGCAGGTAGTTCCGTTCTATCAAGAAAACTTAGAAGCCCAATTAAAAGCGCAAGAGGCGCGGGGTGAGAAACCTGATTTAAATCGCGCCAGTGCAGCGGCGGTAGCGGTTTTACAAGGTAGTTCAGAAGTCGCGGCTAAGATACTTACCCTAGGTGGTGCGCTTGTTAGCAAAATCATAGGTAGCAAGCCCGCGCAACAAGCTGAGAAAGCATTGGTTGAAGCTGCGCAGAAGTCTCTCGCCGCCGCCGCAGGGCGTTCGTTACCCGGAGCTGTAGGCATGGGTTCGGTGCGTGCTATAGGGTCGGAACTCCCTGTAGAAATGGCACAGAACATTATGACCCGCGCACAAGCGGGGCAAAGCCTGACCAATGAAGACGCGCTCAATGATTATAAAAACACACTGTTTGAGACCGTTAAAGTGGCAGGTGCTATTGGCAGTGCTACGGGTCCTTTAAATCGTTCGGCAGCACGCTCACAAATGCAAGAGCAAGGCTTAACCCCGGCGGGCACGCCTATCAATCCGGAACTATCCCCAGAAGAACAAGCTGCGCGGGAAGCCGAGCAACAAACCGTTGGGCACATGCGTGCACAGCGCGAAGAACAAGAAGCTGCAAAGGCTGCACAAGCACCTTTTATCGGGCAAGAAAAAACTGAAACCCCTGAGGGGCAGTTTGGGCTGAACCTAGAAGGCGGCAAGCGCGTTGCACCTAGTACGACAGTGCAAGGTACGGAATTGCCAGAGCGCAAGCCCGGTTTTGACGCCTACGGTCGCCCAAAAACCACGGAAGAACCCGCGCCCGCAGCAGCCCCGCTTACAGGCGGCGAAGCCACACCAATGACACAGGCGTTGGACACCACGCAACCCGTGCAACAACACCGCGATGAGCTTGCTGCGCTCACGCAACGATTGGCTGAGACCCCCGACACCCGAGAAAACAAGGCGCTCCGCTCGCAACTTAATGGGCGCATTGGGACACTCACGAGGCTCATCAAGACAGCCGAAGCTGTGCCTGTCGGTACACAGGGCGCGTTGCCTATTGTGCCTGCTGCGGAACCCACAGCCACTGAACCCGCACCTGTCGAACCAACCCCCACACCTGCGCCCACCACAAGCGCCTTGGTTCGGGCAGCGGGCATCCCTGCAAGCGCACCCGTTGCGCAGCAGTTAAAGAAACTAGACCTCACACAGCAGGCTGACCGCACGGCAGCAGCAGAGTTTATTGCGCAAGCCCTTGCAAATAAAAACGTCAAGCCTGAGACAAAGGCGGCTATACAAGCGTTCTACGACCAGCACATTGCCCAACCTATACCAGACACACAGGGCGGCTTAGACTTGGGCGAGCCACAACCCCTAGTGCAGGTTCCACCTACGGTGGCAACACCTGCCGCACCTGTCGCTCCCCCTGTTGCACCCACCACGCCTACAGCCGCTGTCACCCCTGACACCGCACCGCCACTTATCGACACAAGCGTGTGGAACGCATTAGGTATCGGACCCACTGCCAAGATTCGCAAAAATGTGGATGTAAACGGTAAAGACATCACAGACCCAACAGACGGTGCGTTTGTGCGCCAAGCACTTGAAGCCTATCGTGACGCGTCTAAGAGCGCCCGCATTAAGGCAAACATCGACAAGTACCTTGCACGCTTCCCCGTACCTGCGGCTACGATCACACCCCCACCTCCACCTCCACCACAGACACCTGTGGAAAAACGTGTTGCGTCTGGGCAAATTGAAGACTGGGCAAAAAAGGCTTTTAGCTACAACAACATCGGCACAATTATGTATGCCGATAATAACTTTGCGTTGGTATACCGGCAATCAAAAACTGGGTTTGATTATGAAGTGCTGTTAAAAAACAGATCACGTACCATTTCAGTCAATACCGCTTTGGCAATCATGCCGCCATCAGTAGCGGCGGGCATTACAGAAGCCCACGCCCTAATCGAAGCGCGTGAAAATGCAGCGCTTGCCAAGACACCTGATGGACCGTTTACCAATGCTGCAAGCAACGTTGTAGCTTCGGCTAGTGTTGACCCACGCTACGTGCAATACATAACAGCGTTAATGCAAAAGTTGGGCATGGGTAACATCAACTTGTTCTTGTTTCAAGACAAGGATTTGGTTGGAAACAAAGACCTATACAACTTGCATGGGCCATACAGCGTCATTGTAAAAGACCCCAACCAGCCCGATTCAAAAACATCTGCGGGATGGACTCATCCTTACGGTCCCGCGCAAGACGCACTTGTAATCAACATAGCAGACCTACCGTCTAGCCTTGAAGATACGCTTGAGACGTTATCGCATGAGCTAGGGCACGGTATTGAGTTTTCGGCGTTTGTAAACGCACCACAAGCCACACAAGATGCGATCATTGATGAGTATCGTCAGTGGAGATTCCGTGCAAACAACATGACCGTTGAGCAGTTAATCAACTCTTTGCGCAATCGTGTGGGCGCTAGTTTGTTTTTAGCTAAACTTTCACCTACCGTACTACAAGCTCCTATTGGCAGTACCACTTTAGATTTAAACTACTGGTTAGGTTTTCCCGAGTGGTTTGCCGACAACGTATCGCGTTGGGCATCAACCGATGCAAAAGCCATCGGTGTAGTAGAAAAATTCTTCCAAGACGTTGCTAAGCAATTGCGTGCGCTTGTGGCGGCGGTTACAGGTATGCAGTTTGCGCCTAACTCAGCCGTTGCGGACTTCCTCAACAAGATGGGTCCGAGCAGTCCTGTGGCGTGGCAAGGGTCTATTGCACAGCCGCGCGTACAACCAAAAACAACTACCGCTTCGGAAGCCACTGATTTAACCGATGCCGCTGAAATTGACGCACTAGATATTGCGCCCTCTATCGAAGAAGTAGGCGAGTCAACCATCGGGCGAATCTCGCAGAGTATCAATACACCGCCGGGGCAAATTCTGCCTTCTACATGGAACAACATTAACCAAGCGCCATCACAAGCGCAGCGTACCGCCATGACGCAGTTTGCTGCCGTGCAAGCGCAGGGCGATGTCAGTTGGGCAGATTGGTTCCGTCAGAAAACCGTGGATGTGTTCGCGCCTGTAGCTACCAAGCTCGGTGCGCTCTTTGACCAAGGCGTGCGTAACTCGTTCGGTGATGTAAACCCTGTGCAGTTCATCCGGCAAGCTTTTGACCACGCACGTGTGGCGCTTGATGTGTTCAAGCAAGGCGGTTTGCGCATGAACAAAGATGGTTTCTGGGAAAGCTATCAACTCAAAGACGCCAACGGTAAAGAAATGTCAGCGCAGCAAGTGGTTAAAGACATTGCAGCACTTGCCAAAAAGAACAACGAAGCCTACAACGTCACCAAAGGAAAAGTAGCTACGGTGCTAGAAGGTATGCGCCTGTCTGATTTGCGCAAAGAGAACGCCACGCTAGAAACACTCGCTCAGGGCCACGAAGCCAACGGTGACTTTGATCTGGCAGACAAAACTCGCGAGAAGAAATTCCTCTTACACATGCGCTTTGCTGAGATTGATACGCTTGAGCAAGTGTTTCAAGCATCGCCTGAGTTACAAGAAATTCAACGCATTATGAATGCGTCACGCGAGTCGGTAGTGGATGCTATGGTTACTTCGGGTCGCATCAGTGCGGAGCGCGGCGACTTCTGGAAAGCGGTAACTAACTACGTGCCGTTTGACCGTGTGAACAACGTATACGAAGACTTATCGCTTACACAACGCCCAACCCGCAAAGGCATTGCGTCATTAGGTGAACTGCCTAAGTTGCGTGGGTCACTCAAACGCCCTGTTGCGAACACCGTGGACAACTACATGAACACGATGGCGTGGATGGTTGACCAATCCATGCGCAACTCTGCCGCCGTACGGGTGCTTAACTTGATGGCAACTCCGGGTGTAAATATGGCAAACAAATTGCCATCCATGAGCCAAGCCACCAACACTCACATGGTTGTGCCTAAACTCTACGAGAACGGCGAACCTGTGTACTTTGAACTGCACAGCCTGTACGACTTTGCGGCCTTTGTACAAGCACCTGAGATCACATCAGGCGCGTTAAAACTGCTTGGTGCATCCTCACGCTTGTTACGCACGACCGTCACTGCGACACCTATGTTTGCAATCAAGCAGGTAATTGATGACGCGCAACGTGTGATGTTTTACTCAGGGGTTAAGAACCCAACTGCCGCACTTGCTACCGTATTCAAGCACTTTCCTAGCGCGTGGTTTGGTGCATGGATTGGCAAACAATCTGGGCTTGAGAAAAAACTAGTAAGCCTTGGCATTATCGGTGACTACGACTTCAACCCCACCAACCCAATTGAGACCCTTGAGTACCAAACAGGCGCAGAAAAACGCGGTTTTGTTCGGGCGTTAATTAACAAGCTTGAGCAAGTCACCAAAGCCTCTGACATGGCTGCGCGTATGGCGGTCTACGAGCGGACACTAAAAGAAACGGGCGACCCAGCCGTTGCCCAAGTCCGCGCACGTGAACTGATTAACTTTAACCGCCGTGGGTCATCTAAGGCTATGAACGTGCTTGCGCACACGGTTCCGTTCTTTAATGCCTACGCACAGGGTCTAGATTTAATGTACCGTGGCGTGACAGGTAAGGATGCGTCGTCAGGGCTGAACAAACGCGCAGCACGTAACTTCTTTATCAGTCGCATGGTGATAATGACAGGCATGGGGTTTCTGTACGCCGCAGCTATGTCAGATGATGACCAGTACGAAGACTTGACCGATGAAGTGCGGGATCGCAATTGGATTTTACCTAAGTCAATAAATGAAGGGTTGGGGGTAAATTTCCCAATCAAAATTTCTGTGCCATCAGAGCTTGGGTTCATCTTCAAGTCAATCCCTGAGCGCATCGTAAGTTACATGAAAGCCGCATCAAAGGGTGAGGATCAAGGCGTTGGGCATGCGGTAACGAGTACGCTCAGTGACGCGCTTAAAACATACGGCACTGTACCGATTCCACCTGTGCTGAAATCTGCTATGGAAAATACCGCCAACTACTCGTTCTTTACGCATCGGGAGCTTGTACCTAAAGTCATGCAAGAGCGCCCTGCGTATCTACAATACACATCCAACACATCAGAACTAGGCAAAGCTATTGGCAAAACCGCTGACGTATCACCCATCAAAGTCGATAACTGGATACGCGGCACATTTGGGTTGATGGGTGCGTCTGGGTTGCTCGTGACTGACGCTATGATGAACCCTGCACGACCTGATCGCTCTCTTGCCCAGATACCCTTCATGAGTATTGCGTTGGTAAACCCTGCGGGGTCGCGTGTCAAAGATGAGTTCTATGAGTTCCGTCAAAAAATAACGGAAGCCGTGGCAGCAAAGAACATGCTCGAAAAAGAAAACCCAGTTAAGTATTATGAGTTCGTGCAAAAGAACTACCACCTGCTTGCCGCAGCACCCTATGTGAATCAAAAACTCAAGATGCTATCTGAGCTACGCGCAACCAAAGAGATGTTCACCAACATGCCCGCTGCATCCATGACTTCGGCTGAAAAACGCAAAAACATTGATGAGATCAACCGGATTGAAAAGATAATGTTAAGTGACATGCGGACGATGCGCTCTGCGATACAAAAAACGGGTCCCAAATAAAAAACCCCCGGCACGAGACCGGGGTAAACACAACTAAGGAGATCAACATGGACATGTTGAACGGACTCATTATATCAGCACATCCGCCACACCCCAAGCCCCCATTGCCCGTTACGTTCGCCTACTACGATATGCAGCTTGATACGGCGCTTGCGGGCACTGTGCACTAGCATCTCGGTTATGCGGTCGGTAGCCACACATGGTATGAACACATTTGCCCCAACCGAAAAAGCCGCCCAATCAAACGTATAGGTGACTCCTTCTGCGTCAAGGATGCAAACCGTAGGAAGTTTAGGCTTTGGGTTTCGTCTCATCTAGTACAGCTTCCATATCAAACACACGGCTGTATGGGTCATGAATAGCAAGCACGTTAGCCGGTGGGGTACTAAGCAACGTGCCCTTAGCCATGCGCTTCTTGGCAAGCTTGATGTCAAGACCGCTCGCCAACAGATTGTTAATCAGTTCGTTATAGCCCACCTGACGCTTGGCGCACCATGCCTTAAACGGGGGTGATGAAAGGTAGATTGTCTGGGTGTTAGGCTCGTAGCGGATCAGCAACTCGCCTCTGGGTTCACGTGTAGCAATTGGTTTGTAGGTTGTATCGCTATCATCAATGATAAGCACGTTGTTGATGTTCTGGTTGATGTACGCTGCCAAACTGTCTGACCCATCTACCGAACCCTTGGTTGACTCTACGGCATTGGCTAAGAACGTGGACGCCCAACGGCTCACGCGCTCCACGTTGATGTTATGCAAACCTAGGGTGGCTGCAATCGTGCCGCCTGCAAGAGCAATAGAAGCCATATTCGACCATATACGCTCACGCTGATTAAGCCGTGCATTGCGATCAGTCTGCGTTTGAATGTCGGTAAGAATCCGCTTGGACTCATCAAGGTTATTGACCACATAACCCATAAACAACTCACCAGCAATACCGTAGTTAGTGTGCAATTTAGCAAACAACGCATCGGTATGCGCTTTCGTGAACTGCATGATGCGCTGCACGGGTACTTCCATCACGCGCATTAACTCACCCTCAGGAAAGTCTTTCTCAGCCGACAGCTTATCAATCAGACTGCTGTTCGATGATGCCAGTGTGGGGGCTTGCCACGTTGTGTTGTTCACGCGCTCAGCGTTCGTACTGGCTTGCAAGCGGTTCTTGCCACGTGCGGCGGTAGCTGCGTACACCATGTTCGACATCTCAATGGGCGACAGGTTAGTAATCTCATCAATGGTAATGGGCAAATGTTGCAGTACGCCCATGCGGTGTATGCGGGCGTTATACGTGTCGTCTTTTTGCAAAAGCAAATCAACCGGATGACCCCAAATACTGTTAGCCACCATGAGTGCCGTAGACTTACCAACGCCTGATTGATTGCTCATTAGGTTATAAATGCCGCCACGGTACTGCGTGAAGTGCATGAGCGGTGCACCAAAGCTCAGAAATGCAGCAAAGGCAAACGGCTCTAGACCGGGGGTGTCGTAGAAGTTCACGACCTTTAACCACTCTTCAATGGTTCCCTTCTTCTGCAACATACTGTTGACCCGCAGGGTAGCCGCAGAGGGCGGGCTGTAGCGGCTTACCTCAGTCGCAGTCGTTGCCATCGCGGTGGGTATAACTTCCCGATCACCAATTAAGAATGTGCCTTCCGGCGTCCAACCCATTTGGGTTCTCATATTTTCTGTACGTTCGCGCATTTGTAACCTCTTAGTAGTTTTTTGAATGTATGTCATTAACGAATTAAAACTTTCACCACTAGCCATAATGCCGTATTCCGCAATGGCATCACGAAACTTATCTTTTGCAACCACCACAGGCAACGGCAAACTAAACTCTCGTACACCGTCATGGGGCAGCTTTAAACGCAATAAGATTGACTCACCTAACACGGGGTCTTGCATACGCTTGACCACATAAAAATCATGCTCATATATGCAGGCTTCAGCGCGGCTTTCACCCTCACCTGTTTCAACGTACACGCCGCCATGCTTGCCACGAAAAAAAGGAAACGGAAACGGCTCAATGACTTCTTGTACAGTTTCTTTAGTGCGGGGGTTAACAACCTTAACCACATTATCGTCATCTGTCGCACGCTGTATCTCGCGCCCAAGCACCACAGGCGTTGTGATGTTGCCGCGCTGTGCGCAGCCCTTACACCCATCGGGGTTCAGCCCCTCAAACGTCTTGCAGTATTGTGGTCCTTCGGTCTTGTTAGCCTTGTCTTCAGTCGCCGTGTGCGAGTAGGCGGGGTGCTGATTAGACATTGCATGGATGGCTTCATCGCGGTCAACGCAGACCTGCGCAATAGATAGCCCCGCACGCCATAACGGTTCGCTGATCTGCGCTTGGTTGTTGCAGATGTGTTGTAGCTGTGCGCAAGTTTCTGTGCGCACCAGAATATTTTTGAATCGTGTGACGTTGTTTTTGATGAACGCTTTGGTCACATCATCCATTGCGTACTTAATGTTCTTAGGTACTGCAAACGGCAATACGTTATCCGGTACGTCCGCCTCACCCGCCCCTAGTTTCTCAGCAAATGCCAGTAGCTTAATCGGGGTCTTGCGGGATTTCAACAACTCAACAGGCTTGGGGTTCTTTGGATCGCGGTAATTAAACGTGCCCGGAATACGCAGTATGCGTGCGGAGTCAGATGTACACGATGGGTCTGCACGCAGCCCATGCTCCACGCACAACGCCTTCAGACGCTTGGCAATCGGCAACCATACCTCAGGGGCAATCTCTTTTTCTAACGGCCAATACAGATGCAAGCCATTACCTGAACTCACCACCACAGGGTGCGGTAGTCCCGTAGTCTTGATAAACGCCATCACCGCACTGGCGGCTTCGGCTTGCGTGGGATACCCGCTGCCATCATCCTTGTTGCTATCAACGTCTAACCAAAACGATTTTATCTTTGCTACGTTTGATTGCTTACGCTCTGCCCCATCATTAAAAGATGCGCAAGCGAAGTACTGATTAACAGGTGCATCAATCGCGCTACTCGCAAGTTCAAAGTCTGCGATAGCCGGTAAAAATAGATGCTCAACCTTCTTGCCCAATATAGCTGCGAGACAATATGTTCCTGATTCAGGAAGCACAAAGCGCAGAAATTCAATAGGTGTCATATAGTGCTTCTTCTTATACGATGACAGACCCGCGAGGGGCTATTTGCCTAGCAATTTTTCCAATCGCTTTAGCTTATCGGGGGCGGGTGCATACTGCCCTGTAAACCAATCGTATACGCACGTGCGTGACACACCTAACGCGTCTGCAACTTCTGTGACGCTTATATCTTTCTGCACCGCTAACATGCCCAATGCACCGCCAACGGTTTTCTTTGCAGCCTTAATACGTTCTGCTAATGTAATTGAATATCCACTCATGCCTATCTCCAAAGTTGTAAAGGTGGGGGCGGCGGGTATTTAACCCCCGCTTAACCACGGTGAATGGTCATGGTCTCCATCTGCTTGTCCCCTGCTTCGACTAGGATTCCGAGCAAGGAAGTAGCGGCCTATCCGCAACCATCGCGTATCAATCTACGCATTCGCCCCCGTAAAACTTACTCGTCGTCGTCAGCCCACTGATCTAGCACTGACTTAACATCGGCGGGTTTACCTTTACCACCACGCACCTTGGGTTCGGCATCGGCTTCTTCTGCGGGAGCCGCAGGTGCAGGCGTAGCCTTAGCTGCTTTTGCAGGGGCTTTGGCTTGCTTTGCAGCGGCAGCTTTAGCTACAGCTTCGGAGGCTGCATCGGTTTCAAACGGCTCATCGTCTTCTGCCTTGTCTGCCTTAGGCGTAAACGACATCGTGATTGCAGCCATCGCTTCAGAGCTATCAGCCCGCTCCGTTACGGTCGTGTACTCATCTTGCTCAAGCGGGCGGATAGGCTTGAACGTGAGCTTCGGTGTTGCCGAATTTGTGTCGAACCGCATCTCAGTCACAACAGCCGTGACAGGTAAGTTATGCCCTGCGAGGAATCGGACATACGCTTCAAGTGGCAGCTTGCCTTTCTCGCCTTTACCAAAAATAGACTGCGCAGGTAACGCTATCTGCAACACATCACCTGAAATGTCATTGTCAAGCACCACCGCAAGCCTACGTGTATAGCGACACGCACGCCCTTCACCCTGACCAGAGCCTTTGATGTTCTGTGGGCATGTCACGCACTTGGGGCTTTGTGGGTTACGCACGATGGCATCAGGTGTCTCGTTGTTCGATGACCAGCAATCAGGCGCGGAGTTCTCGCCCTCTTTGTACGTACCTGCATAGAACGTGCGATGCACGCTTGCGGCACTCTTAACAATCACAACATTCATAGCGCGGTCATCGCTCTGCATAACTTCTTCGCCGTTTACGATCTTGCGAAACACACCACCACGAATTGAAATGCGTGATACTGCGTCACCACCACCCATCAAGCTGCGAGTGGTTTCGTCCATAGTGATACCCTTGAGGTATGCGGGTAGTTTTGCGGTGTTGAATAGAGTGAGTTCACTCATGTGTATCTCCGATTGGTTGGGGGTTAGATTCTACAAGCTTGTCTTCAGAAATGCCAAAGTACTTGCGGATGTCACTTAAAAAGAAACGGTAATGCTTACCTACACGCATTGAAGGTAGCGGGTTGTCTGCCCGCTTAGCTAAATTTACAACTGTAGTTTTACTGATGTTCAATGCACGTGCGACCTGCGTGGTTGTCATGGGGCGCTCTAGCATCACTTGCGACTCCGTGTGACTGTTATGGCGTACTGACTTGTGACATTCAAGCCGGGCGGCATAAGCTCTGGGTTGCTCTCAATAAACTCTTTCATCGCACGCTGTGCAACACGGCGCTCTAGCAGGTCAGGTGCGCTATGCTCTAACACAAACTTGTGCATAGCTTCCCAATCCGTTGCATCGTAGCGGGTCTTGACAGAACGTGATACTGTACCGAACTGAGTCTTTAATCCATCCGTGCCGGTAGTCTTGCACAGTTCTAGCAACTCAGATTCAATAGCTGCCATCTGCTCTTTCACACTAGCGTCTTCGTCTTCGTACTGCGCTTTTATTGCCGAACGGTGGTCACGCATTTTTATATATGCGTTAACCATTTTGTCTACGGTTATGTCCATGTATTACTCCTGTGAATATCTATTATAATGCTTTATATTTACATTGTAAAGTATTAAATGTTGATGACCTCCTCGTACAACGCAAGCAAGCTTACGTTAGTATCTTCGCAATTATCAAGTGCCTTGTACCGCTTTTCTTCTACGGGACTACCCTGTAACTTCACAACCAAACATTTATTCTTTTGCCCTGCGCGATGGATACGGGCGTTGGCTTGCGCGTAGGTTTCATAGGACATGATCGGTCCCCACCACACAATCGTGTTAGCGGCATGTAGGGTAATCCCGTGGGAAGCAGCTTGCGGTTGGATGACTAACACTTTAGGGTTAGCTTGTTCTTGAAACGTCTTGATAACTGCTGCGCGTTTGGTCGGGGTAACGCCGCCGTGTATGGTGTCAACGGTGTAACCGTCAGCGGCCAGTTTCTCTAGCAGAAGCTCTATGGTGTGCGTGTATGGCACGAACACTAACACCTTATGGGGCGTGTCATCAATTACTTCCCGCAGCACATCGTAGCGGGGGCGTATGTCGAGTTCTATGGTCTGGTGGTCATCGGTGTACACCGCGCCACACGAAATCTGTAGCAGCTTGTTAAGCCCTGCTGCTGCATTGACCGCTGAGATAATCTCACCCGCTGCAATAACCGCTAAGTTTTTGCGCAATTCGTCATAGAGCTTTTTCTGTTGGCGAGTCAACGGCACTTCGCGAGTCGTGTAAATAATGTCCGGCAAGTCTAGGCACTGCTCTTTGGTGAACCGGATTGCGGGTTGCAGCAAATTGTTGACCGTAGTGATCGCAGAAGGCTTGGGTATCCATTTAAAGTTTGTGATCTTAGACATTACAGAGTCACGGAACATGCCAAACGACCTAGGCGCGGTGCTTGGGTGCATCATCTTCACTAAGCCAAACGCATCAAGCGGTGACTGCGAGGCAGGTGTGCCCGTCATCATCCATACCCAAGTGTCGGGTCGAATCAGTTTATTGATTTGCTTCCACCGTTCAGTCGTAGCGGTCTTCACAGCGTTGGCTTCATCAATGATGATAAGGTCGAAATCGCATGCCATGAGTTCTTTTTGGATAACCGCAACGCCATCAAAGTTAATGATGACAAACTCTGTGTTGGCTTGCAGAATCTTTTTGCGCTTGTCTTTGTTGCCATGCGCAATAGACACGGTACGGTGCATGACGCACAAGAACAAGTCACTCACCCACGTAGCCTGCATCACCGACACGGGGCAGATCACCAGTACACGCTTGACGCGCCCTATGTTCATCAGGTAATCCGCTGCCCAGATAGCGGAGGCGGTCTTGGCTGTGCCTTGCTCGTTAAAGCAAAAGGCTCTGCGATTGAGAGTGAGAAATGCTGCGGTTTGCTTCTGATGCGCAAAGGGTGGGCGCGTGCCTGTCCACTTGTACTTGGCAATGATAGGTGACGGTACGTTGCGGATGTTCAGGTTCTTTAGCACCTGTGCGGTGTCTATATCCCAATGCACTAGCACTTCGTACAACCCATCAACCTCATCAACGATGGCACTCTTTGGTATGACGTTCAGCACCCTAGCGGGGTTACGCAGGCGCAGTTTCAACGCCCGATTTTCAATGACTTCCATACGGCTCCGATACGAAATCAGCCGTACACGCAATGTGTACAGCTTTAAATTAGCAACCGTCTTTCCGGCGTGTCACGATTTCAGTATATTTCCCGTATCGTTCGGGTTGTTGGAGTAACACTACGTGCTAGGCACGAGGCCATATACAAGAACCCAATACTTACTTCTTTTTACGTTCGCGCTTGCTAACTTCTGATACTAGGTTGCCTTTCGCATCACGCTTAAACGAGCGGTTGCTGTTTGAATCTTCAACTTTGATACCGTCTTTGATTGAGCCGCCTTTATCAACAGCCTTCACATGCGCGGCATCCTTGCCATCACCCTTGTGCAGCTTACCTGCCTTGACTAGCGTGGTGCGTGCTTTGTTGCGCTCATCACGTGCTTTGATCTGTTCGGGCTTGCCGTGGTACAGCGCATACTCACGTGCATAGTTACGGTCTTCTTTGTTCTTGTATGGCATCACGTTCTCCGTGGTTCATAATGTTCGCAACTCGTTACAGGACACCACCCACGGCACAAACCCGATGGGCTTGCGTTCCATACACCATGCTTGTATGCACCCTCAAGGCGTTGTACCTCTGGCAACCAATCCATCCACATAGTCGGTGCATCGTCTGCTGCGTAGTTCGTGGGTACTAACTTATCTTCTTGGCAGAACAGTAGCCCCGCTTTGACTGACTTCACGTGCGGGTAGAGCTTAAACACAGCTAAGGACATCAAGTGCAACTGACTGCTATCGGCGTTCTTTGATTTGCCAAACTTGTAGTCAATCATACGTGCTGTGCCTTTCTCGTGGTTGATAATCAGCAGGTCAACCGCACCGCGCAACCACACATCCTTGGCAAAGAACCCTGTCGGCTCCATCGCCGCAGTCAACCCGAACTTCAACTCACACAACTTCTCGCCCTCAATAGCTTTCAGGCGGTCAAGCTGCTCTTGCATGTACTTATATTGCGCGGGTATTTTCACATTTTCTTTGATATACAACTCAGCAGCTTTGTGCGCCGCAATGCCGTACAGCATAATCTGCGAGGGTAATTCTTTTACGTCCTTAACAACTTTCAGGTGGTAGTACTTTTTGGGGCACGACTGAAAAGTTTTAAGCGCAGAATACGACCATGTTACTGCTTTGTCCATATCAACATTCCGCTAGGGTTTTGCCGGATTTAACTGTGGCATTTAAGGGTATATCTGACATCCACTTTGGTGCTTTACACATTTCAGTATACACAAAGGCTTTCGCAGCTTCAACATCATTATCAAGCGCAAGCACGTAGTCCGCATCGTGTATGGTGAGCAATGTAGGGTAACGCCTGTCAATGCGAATCATGCTCTCACCGATGACGCAACGTGCAAGGGACTGCACCACGCCCTGAAAGAATTTAGCCCCATAAATAAACTCGCGCCCCTTGCGGGTGGTGTACACCCAATGCGTCTTACCCTCTTCGGTAACGCGACACAGCTTGGGGTAGCGCAAGATAAGCTCAGAGGGCAGCAACACACCGCCCGCGCCCAAGACCTGCACAAGCCCGTGCCTGCCATACGGCATCTGTCTATTTTGTTGCACTGCGGTAAGCGCACGCTCGCCATGATCCCATGCGGCCTTCACATGGGCGTACTCTTGGCGGTACAGGTCTACGATACGTTGACTCTCGGCTTCCCCGATGTCTACCTTTGAGCCAGACTTGATCGCGGCACGCAGCTTCTTAGCCCCGACCCCGTAAATTAAGGATAGTTGCGAGGTCTTGCCGATAAACCGTTGGTCGTCTGTCACCTCGTCGTATGGCACACCAAACACGGTTGAGGCAAAGTCCTTGTACAGGTCACGCCCATCGCCCAAGGCACGCAGCTTATCCATCTGCCCGGCTAACCACAGCCCCACACGTAGCTCAATGTTGGATAAGTCAGCCCCCACGATGGTGTAGCCCTCCGGCGCACAAATGGCTTGCTTGATCTTGGACTTGCGCGGCAGGTTCTGCAAGTTCACGCTGTCAGCACCCGACCATCGGTAGGTTCTCGCACCTGCATAGCGCAGGGGTATAGCCAGTCTGCCGCGCTTGCCCATGCCGATGAACCGCTCAGTGCGGGTCTCCTCTAGGGTTGATTTAAGCCCAAGCCTTGCTGCACACACCGTCTGCACCCGCTCGTCATCGTGCTCAAGCAGCGCACGGAACCCCTCATCGGTCTTGGCAAAGGCAAAGGTAGACTTGCCTGTGGTGGGGCTGATCTTGGTCGGTGCATCCACACCTAGCCCCTCTAGCATGGCGGCAAACTGCGCACTGGAGCGTAGGGCTTTCTGCACCTGCTCGTGGTCTGTGCCTTCTACAATGGCAACCGCTGCCAGATCGTCACGCCCGACCGCTGCAAGGGTGTTAATCAGGTGCATACGCTTAGCCTCTTTGACCTCGACCAAGTGGGCGTTGAGCATGTCGGTATCAAGCTCAAGCAGGGGGCGGGTAAACATCCTGATGGTCATGTCGATGAGCTTGAGTTCAGGCTTCGGAAACCCATCATCCATCATGCGGTGAAAGAGCGCGTGGGTGAGGTCTACATCGTTGATGCAGTAGTTACCGTAGGCGGCAAACTCAGCAGGGGTGAAGTCCTCGGCGTGCTTGCCCTTAGCGTCGTTAACCTCTGTACCCTTAGCGCCCACCGCATAGTGCAACGCCATGTTTGCAAGAGACACGCTTGCATCAACACCCAAGGCAGCACGCCCCATGCTCTGAGTGTCCATAATAATCTTGGGGTGAATGTTGTACCTGAACGCCAGTATGCCCGCATCAAACGCGGCGTTGTGCGCCACAAGCGCAGTGCGCTTCCAATCAATCGCATCAAGCGCAGCGATCACATCAACCTCATCGCGCCCTGAGACCCACACGGTTGGCTCGTCGTTGCGCTTGTACGCAAAGCCAATCGTTTCAAACTGAATGTCGTGGATGTACCCTTCCGTAGTCAGCTTTGATAGGCTGTACTGTTGGTCGTAATACGTTTCAAAGTCGAGCACAACTATGTCCATATAAATTCCACATCCATGATGTTGGTCTCGTTGATGATTAAGGTGATACCGCCCGCCTGCTTGATCTTGTGCAATTCAAGGTCTTGCAATGATGTGGTCGTGTTCTTGCCCGCCTTGCATTCGATTGCAAAGAACTTACCATCGCAGCACCCCACGATGTCAGGCACACCAGAGCGACCATACCCACCTGTGGCGGGCATGAAGTAGTACACACTGGCGGCATCTAGCATGCGCCTGACCTTCGCCTTAACTTTCGATTCAGGCGTTAAGGCCACGTGCTTCCCCTTGGCGTAGTTTGTATAGTGCATCCCACAGGCGATTGGCAAGCTCTTGCTGTAGGTCTTTTGAGGGCGGGTCGTTGTCAGCGGCGTGGATAAGTTCTTTGTCCGTTAGTGTTCTGTAGATCATGGTTGTTCCTTAGTTTTACGTGGTTTTTTAACTGCTGCAATACCGACTTCGGGTGCGTTGTCTGCGTACTTAGCATCAAGCATTGCGTCTGCTATAGCGTAACAATTTTTGGCATGGTCATCTAAGTTAGGTGGTATCCATGCTTTAGAGATCATAGCAAACGCCGCAAACAAGTCCCGCAGGTCTTCATCATTCATTTTGTTTTAACCCCTCTACAGCTTTGGCAAGGGCTTGTATGGCGTATGCAATATCTTGTAATGGGTTACTTAATGAATCCGTGCTTTGCGCTATGGATTCCAACCCAGAATACAGCGCCCCCGCTACCTCTTTTAAACCTTCTTTGTTTAGCATTGCATGACCTTCTATTGCGCCCATGCCGTTAGTACTAGCATTGCCGTTACCCATATGCTGTGCGGCTTCTATGATTGCTTGTGCTATGACGTTATCTTTCATTTTGATTTCTCCGTGACTTCGATTAACTTCTGTAGGTAGTGTTGCGCCTTCTTCAGGTCTTCGATACCACCCTTGTCTTTCCAACGGGACACGTACTTTACAACATTACCTTCAAGATAGCCAAGGTTGTTTGCAATGATGTAGTCCCACGGCTGTATAGCTTTGACTGCGTAGTGTGCGCCGCCTACCTGTTGTTCGTTAGCAGGTGTCACAATTCCTTCGCGTATTTTGTAGTTCTCTACAAGCTGCCCAATGTGCTTGCCTAGTTCTTCGTTTTTCATATCGGGTTCCTTAATAACAATTCTATTTGTTCGGCATAAATATATAGCTTATTGACCACATCACTCGGACTGTCGGGTGCGCGGTATACCGGAACGCAAGCGTGTCGCCCAAGTTTTCGATGGACATCA